TTTTCTTTCATTGCTACTTCTATTTCTTTTTTAGATAGAGTAGACTTTTCCCTTCACATGTACTCCATCAACATTAATTCGCCCCTGCGTAATTTACTTTCTACCTCTTGTCGCTCCATTTATGTCACTTCCTTAATTCATCTAACTTAAATTAATAATAGGAGCTTTTTAACACAAAAACTATAGGTAAGTTTTACCATATATTCTACTGTTTTAGTTTGTTTTTATATATAAAAAATATTATTCATATCTACAAATTTATTTAATTTTCAAACAATCTTGTTGAACAATAACTAATTCTATTGTATTATTTTAGTTGTAGAATAAAACTAAATCGGCAAAACTAGAGAAATTTAGTGACGCAAAGCTATAGGGACTAAGACTTATATAAATATCTTATGAGTTATGTCAGCCAGTTGCCAAAAAGATATTGTTCTTTTTGTTTTTATGAAAGTTTTTTAGGGGGATAATAATTTATATGTTTAAAAATAAAATGGATAAATGTACACACATGTTGACTGCTTATATTAGCAGTTCGTATGATTATTGTAATTTTTTAGATACACAGTTAGATGATTTTATATTAGAGTACGGAGAAAATGTAGTAGAGTCTTGTTTACACCAAGTGATGGTATTGGTAAGTAAGTATAATTAGATAGACATTGATTTCTAGAGAACCCTTTTTAGTTTTATCTACTTTTAAATAATGATATGATAAAAAATTAATTAAAATAGATTTATAATATTCATAGTTTTATTTTTTCTTAAAATGCGATATAATAAAGATGTAAATTCGTATCAAAAACAAAAAAAGAAACTACAATCTATTAGCCTAGAGCGAAGTTTCAAATTCAAAATAATTTAAGTAATGATTTATTCATTGAAATCGTCTTGATTGCCGTCAGGACGATTTCTTAGTTTATGTAAAGATTCTTTTAATCTACTTATAGAATCTAATAATCTTGTTATAGACTTTACTATTGTTGTAATAGATTTTATTACAATAGTAATGTAATACGCTATAACAAGTATAAACATAAGTGTTTTCATATACTCACCCCCTTTCGTTCGAAGGTGATTTCCGAAAACTTTCGCCCTTAGATTGTAGCCTCTTGCAAGATATATTCTTGCATTTTAATTATAACATAATTTTACAATTATCAAATATCTATTCTCCATTTTTTTATTTATACAATATATTCTATATTGCAATAAAAAACATTGTTTTAAATATATATACATAGGTATATACTAAATATGTTAAACTTAATTATGGAAAATATAAAATGAAAGGAATAAAAATATGACTAAGACTATATTATGTGATTACTGTAATAAAGGAATAAATAAAGATGATAATAAGTATATTACTTTTCATAAGAAAAGTCATATGAAAACTAACATTTGTATTAATTGTGCATTAAATTTGATAGATAAAGATAAATTAAATGAAAATATTATAAATAATCAACATGATTATTCAAAGAAATGAAAAAGCACTCTCCATAATGAAGAATGCTCTATATAATAATGTTTGACTTAGTAAAGATGTATTGGGGTTACATATTTACTTTTTTATTATATCATATAACTTTGTGTATGAAAAAGAATTTAAATCAATTTTAAGGTGTGTTGAGTAATGTTCTTGATAGTTTATATGTTGATGAATTTCAAAAAAATAAGCACTCTTATAAAAAGAGTACTTTTGGTATATATTCAAGCATTTATCTAATACAATTATAGCATGTCTTATGTTTTAGTATGATAATTTTCGTTCGTTTTATTATTACAGGTTATACTATAGTTTTATGTATCCTGTTAATATTTTTTACTATTTTTTCAATGTTTTGTTTAAGTATAAAAAGAGATAACTATTTTAATTCTAGTTACCTCTTTTTATGTTATTTTGGCCATATAGATATACCTATTGTAATAGCCATTGTAGCAATTCCTATTATAGTAGTTATACATAATGCAATAATCCATTTATTAGTTGAATCAATTCTATCTTCTATACCTTTTATACTATTCTTTATTTCACTTACATCCTTTTCTGTCACCTTTTTATGTTCGTTTATAGCTTCTTTTAAATCGCTTTTTAACTCAATTCTTTCTCTAGCTAAATCATTTTTTAGTTCTATTCTATCTTTGTCTAAATCATTCTTGTATTCTTTAAAAATACCCTTTATGTCATTAAATTGCTTATCTATACTTTCTTTTACTTCCTTATTATTTTGATGTACTCTTTTTTCAGTCTCTAATATTCTTTTTTCAGTTTCTAGTATTCTTTTTTCTTCTTCATTCATATTACCTACCTCCTCTGAAGTAGTAGCTAAAAACCAATTATCTCCAATACATTTATTTTTCTCCATCAAAGTACTATTTAAAGTATTATAATAGTCTGTATATTTGTTGATTTTACTTTTATCCTTGTTGGAATTAAACTTTATTACTTTTTCTTTTTCTTTATTATATTCACCCTTCATAACTATTCTTCCTCTATCATAGACTCTAAATGTTCAATTATTGATTGTATTTCTGATTTAGATAGTTCTAATTCCAAAGATTTTTTATCATTTCTAAATAGTTTCAAAATAAAATCATTTTCTCTAGCCAAAGAAGATATAGAATATAAGCCAATTGGATTGATTCTCTGAATATATGAGTTATCTAATATATCATATGTACTATTTGAAAAAGTATACAAATCATTTTTAAAGTTTTGGCTTATATTTACATTTTCACCTTCATTATAAAAGTCTTTCAGTTTAATTCCATACTCACCTATAAATTCTGGGTCTTCTCCCAAAATTTCATTTGCTTTAGCTTTAAATTCATGAATACAATGTGGCCAAGTTGGCATCTGCATATATAAATTAAGTAATAGTATTGTCTTTTCAAATATTTTGTTATCCTTTTCGTATTTTTTTATACAGTTAGGAAAATACGCTACCAAATTAGTCCCATTTTCATAAGCCATCTTAACTCCCCCTAAAATAATATTATTTAATACTATTCTACATTATAATTACTTTCATTGCACTATTATTTTTTATTCCTCCTCCTACCACTTATTGCTATATACTCAACTGCTCTTCATATACCTGATTTTTTAAAGTTTGTAGATGACTTATGGTTATATTTAATATATCATTTTTTATTTTATAAATTGTTGTGATACTGTCATAAAATTGTAGTCAAAATGTAAAATATATTAACTCTATTGATTTTATTTATTTATAAACTCCAGTGCTTTATAAAGTGTATCAAATCTATCATTACCCTTTATCATAGTAAATTTTTCTTTAGTCATAGAACCAATCTTCTCACATGCTACACCGCCTACAACATAAAGATTTTGCGTCTGACCTGGCACGTAATCTTTTATATCACATATTAGTATTTTCCCATCATTATAGCCCCAACCAACTACAGTTGCAGGGATTTTGTCAACTTCTCCATCATAAACAATTGTATGTTTGTACATCTGTTTAACTCCCTCATTATTTATATTTTTATTTAATACACCTTCTACAATTAACTTAGCAATACCTTCATGACCTAGTTTCTTAGCTTTATCATAATCTTCTTTATTATCACAGAAGAAACTTTCAATTAATACTGCTGTAGGCTTTGAACTATTTAAGATATATAATCTTTTATCTAATTTAGCACCTCTATTTTTAAATACTGTACCTAGTTTATCACATATTCTAGTTGCATACTCTAAGCCTTTATTACTATAATATAGGACTTCTGAACCTTTACCTTGACCGTTACTTGCATTTAAATGTAACTCTATAAGTAAATCATATCCTCCACTATTAACTCTAGGTATTTTATAAGACTTTTCTTCATTCTTAGTTTTAAACTGCTTTTCTGGGCATATTATTACATCTACCTTATGCCCTTCTTTTCTAAATGTATCTGCTAATACTGGTGCAAGAGATTTGTTGTATTGATACTCGTTAACTACTCCATCAGCAGAAGTACATGCTCCACTTTTTAAAATACTGTGTCCTACTGTTATACATATTTTCATTATTTATTTTCCTCCTTCAACTGTTTGTAAGTTTGGTTTATACCTATTGATATACCCCAACAAATCACGCCTTGTAAGACTGCAACAGGACTTAGTCCTAACATCCAAATAGAAAATCCTATACCAAGTATTAATAACACTACTGGAATATATTTGTTATCTAGTTGCTTATACTTCTTACAGCCCTTACCTATAATAGAGAGAGCAGCTACTAAAATTAGCAACTGCTCTGGTATAAAACTTATTAAATTATCCATCTTTTATTTTCCTCCAATTCTATTTATAATTTCATCAATTCTAAGATGTGCTTGTTTTGTACTTGCTTCTACTTTTGCAACTCGTTCACTGATATCTAAGAAACTTGTATTAAACTTTGCTACATCATGCTTTATATCTCTTACATTCTCACACAGAAAAGTTATTTGTTGTTCTAATTTTGTAGTTGTTTCTGTATCATCTTGTATCTTTCTGTTTGAACTATTTCTAAATGCTAAGTAGGATATTACAACTCCTGCTACTGCACATAATAGATTTATGCTAATTTCTTCCATACATCCTCCTTATTTTGTGTTAAAATAAGACTTAGAAATTTATCTAAGTCTTCGACAATTAACGATACTTAACTGCTATATAATCATAACCTGCTCCGCCATTAACTGGACCTTTTGGTAACCATGAATTATCCTTTATATCTATGCCTCTGCGACTATCAGTACTATCAAAACACGTTTCTTTCGTTCTTGCATTATAAAAGAAATAAAACAAAGGAGTGTATATACAATAATATTTTTCACCTACAAGATTTGTGGTAGTATATGAAACAATGTCAGGCTTAAAACCCACAACTATTCCGTTTGGATAATGTTCTTTATCATATATAAAAAATCCACTTGTACTTTGATATCTATTTCGTAAACTATTTATAGTATTATCTTTGCTTACTATAGTATTCTTAAATCCTGTAATATAGTTCGCATAATCTTGAAATGTTTGTTCTGGTGTAGCAGGAGAGCCGATAGCAGTTGATAAAAGTGTTTTTCCACTATCGGCTTCTTGAAAAGCCTCATCTGCTCTATCTATACATTCTTTCAATGCTCCTTCTACATTATCACTTGTAAAATTATTCTCTGTATCTTCTATAGTTACATTCTTTGCTTCTAATACAAGATTTCTAACTTTATTAACTAACTCTTTAAAAGTCATTTAGTCACCTTCTTTCAATAAAAAAAAGAACCTACTACGCTGTTGGTTCTATTCCTTCTACTACTCCACTAT